GTATTTACGCCGCAGGACGATGCGCGCGGGCTGTGCAGCGAGGTGCCGACAGGCATTTATGTGCCGGAACTGTGTACGCCGCAGAAAGGCGTGCAGGGTCCGGTCAGCGACGCGGACGTAGACCAATGGTGCGAATGGTACAAAGCCGGCAAAAATGTTGCGGATATCGCTGAGATGGTAAGACGCAGCAAAGCTACTGTTGCGGCGCGTCTGCGCACGCGCGGACTGCTGCCCGATCCCGTTCCGCGCGTGACGGATGAGGAAGTGCGCGAAATGGCGCGGCTGTTCGCTTCCGGTATGTCTGTGAGAGAGGTTGCGAAGGCAACCAAACGCGACATGAGAACAGTACGCGATCACTTAAGAGAAACGAGGGCTATCAGATGAGTTTACATAAGATCAAGGCGGAGCTGCAGGCAAGCGATGAGGCCGCCTGCGAGAAGTTTGCAAAGGTGATTGCGGACTGGCTGCGCAAGGAAGGGGATCATCTGGCGTGAAGAAAAAAGGCAAAGGCAAGCCGCGGGGCATGAATTACGCCGATGTGCTCAAGGCACGGCGGGATCGCTTGCAACTGGCGATGGATGAGGCGGCGCTTTTGAATGTCGAGCAGAGCATGCAGCGGTATCTCTGGCTGATGGCGGTCAGCCTGCACGATGCTTACGGCTTCGGTCCGGAGCGCCTGCAGAAGTTTTTCGAGGCGTTTCAGGAAAACTCGGACGAGCTTGCGAAAATGCGGGAAGAGGTAGACGACGATTACGCCTTTGAAAAGCTGCGGCTGCGGGCGGAGGACGTCAGCCGGATGGATATTCGTTATTACGGGAAACTCAAGATTGATTAGGAGGAAAAATATGAATGCAAAGAGAGCGGCAAAGCTGATGCAGATCGCCCATTATTACGGCGAGGACAAGCAGGTTTGCAAGCTGATGGAAGAATTGGGCGAGGCTACGAGCGCGGCAAGCGAGGTGTTGATGCTGCTGAGCTATCACGAGCAGGGCGGCAAGAAACGAGATTTGACCGCGAGACTGGAACACCTTGCCGGAGAACTGGCCGATGTTGTCAATGTCACTGAGCAGATTATTCAGCTTTTTGGACTGGAAACCGATTTTAAGGTGGCGCGGCACGCCGGTATCCAGAAAACACTCAAGCGGATTCGGGAGGAAATGAGTAATGCGCAGCCCGACAGAGACGGCACACCTGATTGATTCGCATTACAGACGGTCGTTTGGGCGGCCGCCGGATAATGAAATGCGTGAGTTTATCCGGAATGCTGCTGAGAACGGTCTGACGGCGGACGAGCTGATCAACTGCATGACGGCGGCTGTGGTTACTTACGGCTTCGGCGCGTATGAGCGCGATTATCGAAAGGTTTTCGTGGCTGAGGCGCGGAAGATTTGGAAGATGAAAAACGGAAAAAAGAAAGCTAGCCCGTGAAGGGCTGGCTTGATCTGGCTTTACATTTTATATGTTGCGGCACGGGTGCATGAGCCGGCTGCCGGAATGAAAATGAATTACCCTTAGAGCCGCCTGAGCCGCGTGCAGAGCGTTTCGAGCGAGATGAGGATGAAGTTTATCAGGAATATAAAGACGCGCGGTTAGAGCGCGAATTGGAGGCGGAGGAATGAAGGTCTTAGTAGCCTGTGAGGAGTCACAGACGGTTTGCAAGGCGTTTCCGGGCATTGCCAAAGTTATGGCTGAACAGTGTGGAGGGTAAAAATGGTTAGCGAAAAAGTTTTGAACTCTGCGCCGGAGAACAAGCTTATTCTAAATACGATGAAGAAAGCGGATTTGCTGCTGAACAGCTACAAGAACCCGGTTTGCAGTATTTCCGGCGGCAGTGATAGCGATGTAATGCTTGACCTGTTGGAACGAGTTCGGAATGGGCGGAAGATTACGTATGTGTTTTTTGATACGGGTATCGAGTATCAAGCTACGAAGAATCACCTGAACGATCTGGAAGCCCAGTACGGCATTGAGATTGTACGGCGGAGAGCGAAAAAACCTGTGCCGGTTGGGTGCAAGGAATATGGCGTGCCGTTTTTGTCGAAAGAGATTTCGCAAAAAATCTATTACTTGCAGAAACACGGCTTTGAATGGGAAGACGCACCGCTTTCTGAATTGCTGGATAAGTACAAAAATTGCAAAGCTGGGCTGAAATGGTGGTCGTGCGAGCAAGGCGAAAACAGCAAATTCAATATTTCGAGAAACATAGGAATGAAAGAATTTATACTGGGCGCTCCCCCGACCTTTGCGATTAGTGATAAGTGCTGTAACGGTGCAAAGAAAGACACAGCACACGAGTTTTTGAGGGAACAGAATGCAATGCTGGATATTGTAGGTGAACGTCGTGCAGAAGGAGGCTTGCGCGCCGTGCGGCATACATCTTGCTTTGAGCCGTTGCATAGTTCGGGCGTTGCAAAGTATATGCCACTATACTTTTGGAGTGACGAGGACAAGCAGCGATATAAGGAGCACTACGGACTGTGCTACTCGGACTGCTATGAAGTATACGGCATGAAGCGCACAGGCTGCTGCGGTTGTCCTTTTAATAGCCGGTTCGAGCAAGATTTAGAGATCGTGAAAAAATACGAACCGCAGCTTTACAAGGCGGCTATTAACATTTTTGGCAAGTCGTATGAGTACACCCGAGCGTATCGGAAGTTTCGTGACGAGTTTAAGCGGGCGAAGAGGAAAGGCGGAGAGGGCCAGACGTGGATAGAAGGTGTATGACCTGCAAGTGGTACGAGCCGTTCTGCGGTGTGTGCTGCATCGGGGACAGCGAACACAGGGCAGATTTTACGGACGCGGAAAACGGTTGCGGGCAGAGGACGTCAGCCGGATGGATATTCGTTATTGCGGGAAACTCAAGATTGATTAGGAGGAATTGACGCATGAATGCAAAGAGAGCGGCAAAGCTGATGCAGATCGCCCATTATTACGGCGAGGAAAAGCAGGTTTGCAAGCTGATGGAAGAATTGGGCGAGGCTACGAGCGCGGCAAGTGAGGTGTTGATGCTGCTCAGCTATCACGAGTTGGGCGGCAAGAAACGAGATTTGACCGCGAGACTGGAACACCTTGCCGGAGAACTGGCTGATGTGGTCAATGTCACTGAGCAGATCATTCAGCTTTTTGGGCTGGAAACCGATTTTAAGGTGGCACGGCACGCGGGAATTCAGAAAACCTTGAAGAGAATCAGAGAGGAGGAACAGGCGAATGAGACACGAGATGAGCCTGCGCGGCGGAATCTTTAACGGTGCTGTCAATCTGTTTGATGACAAACTGCAGGATGTGCTGTTTACGCTGGTGCGGCAGGGACTGTGCGAGGGTGAGGTAACACTCAAGGTTAGCATTGATCTTGCGCGCAAGGAGATTATTGACGAGGACGGCATGCCGCATGATGTTGATCAGCCTTATTTTGCATACAGCTGCACCTCATCTATTACCCAGAAGGATAAGGTCAGTGGCGCAGTGGCCGAGCAGCTTAAACTGCGCAAGGTAGACGGTCAGCTTGAACTGCGCGATCTCGACGAGAACACGCTGTTTGATATTGTGGAGGGTGGTGTTCAGGATGGAGCGCAGCCCGACAGAGACGGCACACCTGGTTGATTCCCATTACAGCCGGAGCTTCGGCAGACCGCCGGATGCGGAAATGCGTGAGTTTATCCGGAATGCTGCTGAGCATGGTTTGACGGCGGACGAGCTGATCAACTGCATGACGGCGGCTGTGGTTACTTATGGTTTTGGCGCCTATGAGAGCGATTATCGAAAGGTTTTCGTGGTTGAGGCGCGGAAGGTTTGGAAGATGAAAAACGGAAAAGAGAAAGCCAGCTCGTGAAGGGCTGGCTTCATCCGACTTACTATATATGTTGCGGCGCAGATGCAGGAGTCGGCCGCAAGAGGTGATTTATGTTATATCAAAAACAGGAGTGCAACGGTGCGCTCTATCAGATGTGTTTATATTCCATGGGCACGATGCCGGGCATGTCGCCCAGGCAGAGGGCGGGCAGACGGCGGACAACCGAGAAGGCCAAGCAGGAGATCAACCGGCGGCAGCGCAAGTGGCGGCTGATGCAGCTAATCAACGCCAATTTTGTGAGCGGTCGGGATCTATTTGTGTGCCTGACGTATGCGCCGGAGGCAAGCCGCACGCGGGCTTTGGAGAAATTTCATTCCAAAATGAAAAAAGCGTATGCCAAGATTGGCCTTACCTACAAATACATAGCGGTGACAGAGGAGCACGATATGGACGGCGAGCCGGTGCGGCTGCACCATCACCTGATCCTCAGCGGCGCGGCCGATGTGCGGCTGGCCGAGGTGGTGCGTGATTGCTGGGCTTCCGGTCTGGCCGATGTGCGCACGCTGCGCGAGGGGGCGGATTTTTTTGAGGACACCGCCATCTATCTGCTCAAGGAGGACAGCCACAAGGGCAAGGGCGCCCGCCGGTACTCCACCAGCCGCAATCTCACGCCGCCTGCAGAGCCGGTACGGCTCAGACTGGGCGAGGAAGAAGAAGCGGAAGTGCCGCCCGGCGTGAAAATCATCGAGCATGTGCAGAACGCGAACGAGTTCGGCCGGTATGAGGTTATGGTCGGCCGCATTTACAACCAGGCGGCGTTTGGCGCGTGGTGGCAGATACAGCGGCGCAAGGCTGCTCCCGATCCGTGGGAACGGCTGCGCAGGAGACGGCAAAGAAAAGTTTAAGATATCGGCGGCCGGGTCCGCCTGACAGCCTTGTAGGGGGTCTAACAATTCCCCTGCGGTTTGTCGGAGAGGTTCGGACGAATGAATACAAAACGTAATCACATTACTGTTTGTACTCTCTCAAAGGACGGAGCGCGCGGAAGCGCGTAACGGTGACGAGCGCAAGGCGGAAGGCCGATGCGGCAGGAGGTGTATCTGGTGACAAAAGACAGATTGCGGCAGATTGAAAGTCTGGTCTGTGAACTGGAAGAAGAAAGAGAACGGTTTGCGCGGGAGGCTCGGCACCACAAGCGGATCGAGGAGACGTACGGCGTTGGCTGCCTGTTTGGCCGGGATGCACTGGACGCGGCACGGGATAGGCTGCAGGCCATTGAGGCCGAGTGCCAGGATGAGCGCGACACGGTGCGGCAGTGGATCGACAACGTTTCAGACTCCATGACCCGGCGCGCCCTGCGGCTGCGGTACCTGGACGGCAAAAGTTGGAGCGAGTGCGCCCGGCGGATGGGGTACGCCGATGAGAGCGGACCCCGCAAGCTCGTGGAGCGATACCTGCGGATTGGGTGACGCGCATGCACCCTGTCCGCTTTGCTGTGCCCTGCGGTGTAAAAATAGAACATGCCCAAATGGGCAGGTGTGCAGGAGCGCCGAAAAACGTAAAAATAACATGGTTTTCCGCTTTGTTTTACAGATGTAAAGCAAAGTCAAGAATACAACTTTACAAAACATCAACAAGGAGTGGATAACATGGCAAACGGAGCAAAATTAGCGTATGTGCGCGTATCGACTGAGGAACAGAACGAGGCGCGGCAGGTGGAAGCCTTGAAGCAGTATGACATTGACAAGTGGTTTATCGAGAAGGTGAGCGGCAAGGATATGAACCGCCCGAAGCTGCGGGAAATGCTGGACTATGCCCGAGAGGGCGATACAATCTACATCCACGACTTTTCCCGTATCAGCCGAAGCGTTGCTGACCTGATGACGCTGACCAAGGATTTACAGGAACGCGGCATCCATCTGAAAAGCAACAAGGAGGGCTTTGACACCATGACCCCTATGGGGCGTGCGATGATCGGCTTTATTGCGATCATCAATCAGTTTGAGCGGGAAAACATGCTGGAACGTCAGCGTGAGGGAATCGAGATCGCCAAGCGCGAGGGCAAGTACAAGGGGCGGAAAAAGACGGAGATTGACGATGTTGCCGGTGCATATCATGACTGGGTAACACGGCACAAGAGCAAGGCGACGATCGCGCGGGAAAACGGGATCAGCAGGCCGACACTGGATCGGCTGCTGAAAGAGTACGAGCGGGAGGTTGTTGCGAAATCGAATAGCTGAAAACACAAGCGCTTAGGCGGGCTGTATGGCTCGGCTGAGCGCTTTTTTGCTGTCGGAACAAAGTTGTCCGTTTTGTCCGTTTTTCCCGATTATACTTGTATTCAGCAAAACAAGACACGCGCGGGAGGTGATTGGATGCAGCAGCGCGGGAGTAAGTATGACCAGAAGTTCAAAGAGGAGGCGCTTGCGCTTGTGGCGAGCGGCGTCTCGATCACAAATGCCGCCTGCCGGCTGCGCATTCCGAAATCGACGCTCGCGGACTGGGTGCACACGCAGAACGAGGGAGACGAGGACGGTATTGCCGCAAGACGCGAGATCCGCCGCACGCAGATCAAGCGGTGTAACAAGGTCGTGGACGATGTTGTTCGCTCGCTCGGCCGCAAGGCTGCCGCAACGCTCAGCGAGATGAAGGATCTGGACGAAGGGCTTGCGATTGTCCGCAAGGCTGCGAAGGACGGCTGTATCTCGCTGGATCCGGCTCAGGTCGAGCTGCTCGGCAAGATCGTGACGAACTACACCGGCACCACTCTGCGCGAGCTGTCCGGCACGCTCAAGGATATGATGGAACGACAGGAAGCGCTTGAGGCGCATTTGAACGAGGGCGAGAGCGCAGGCGCGCAGATCACGTTCGCGTCTCCGGATGAGGAGGCGTTTGCAGAATGAATCGGCTGACGTTTTCCAGTCCGTACCCCAAACAGAAGGATTTTCTGCTGAGCCGGGCGCGGTATATCGCTTACGGCGGTGCGCGAGGCGGCGGCAAGAGCTACGTCGCACGCATGAAGGCCGAGCTGCTCTGCCTGCGCTATGACGGCATTCAGGTGCTTTTCATGCGAAGAACGTACCCGGAGCTGAAAGAAAACCATCTGCTGCCCGCGATGCGCGAGCTGAACGGCGTTGCGAAATACAACGGCACGGACAAGGCGTTTATCTTTCCCAACGGGGCACGGCTCAAGTTCGGCTACTGCCGGCATGACAGCGACCTGCTGCAGTATCAGGGTCAGGCGTATGACGTTATCTTTCTGGAGGAGTGCACGCAGTTCCCTGAGAACGTGTTTACCACGATGACGGAATCCAACCGTTCTTCCGGTCTGATGGCGGAGCACTTTCCGCCGCGGATGTACTTTACCTGCAATCCCGGCGGTGTAGGTCATGCCTGGTTCAAGCGGCTGTTCATCGACCGCGAGTACAAAAAGACCGAAAAGCCGGAACACTACGTCTTTATTCAGGCGAATGTGTACGACAACAAGGCACTGATGCACAACAGCCCGGATTATGTGAACGCGCTCGAAAATCTGCCCGAGGATCGCAAGCGGGCCATGCTGTACGGCGACTGGGACGTATTTGAGGGGATGTATTTCCCCGAGTTCCGGCGCGAGACACATGTTTGCGAGGCATTCCCCATCCCGGACCACTGGACGCGGTACAAGGCGCTCGACTATGGCTTTGATATGCTGGCGGTCGGCTGGTTTGCCGTGGATGAGAACGGCACCGCGTATCTGTACAAGGAATACTGCGAGGGCAAGGATTTGGGAGAAGGACACGATGGACTTATATTATCTGACGCGGCTAACGCCATCCTGGAGCGCTCGGACGAAACCGAACGGTACGCGATCACCTTTGCACCGCCTGACCTCTGGAACCGGAGACAGGACACCGGACGCAGCGCGGCAGACCGCTTTGCAGAATGCGGTGTGTATCTGGAAAAGGCGAAAAACAACCGCGTACTCGGATGGCTCGACCTCAAGGAGTATCTTAAGGTCCGGAAGGACACCGGCAAGCCGAGTCTGATCCTCTTTTCCAACTGCACGCAGACCATCAAGAGCCTGCCGATGCTGCTGCACGATGAGAAGCACCCGGATGATGTGGCAAACGATCCGCACGAGTACACCCACCCGGCGGACATGCTGCGGTACTTTGTGGCCGGCCGTCCGATCGCGGCCAGCGAACCCAGAGAGTACAACGAACTGACTACTGAGGAGGAAATGGGAAATGTATTTAGCTATTAGCGCCGTTGCGGCGATGTGTGCTTTTCTGGCTGCTGTGCAGACCCGAAACGCCAAGCGCTTGGGCGAGGATTTGCGGCAAAAGACCGTAGAAGCGGAATCCTTTCAGCTGACTGCGCGGACGATGGAGGAACGCATGCACACTGAGGAGGCGGCGCGCACGCAGCTTGCGGACCGCATTACCAAGGTGGAGACTGCCCTGCGTGAGAGTGAGGACACGGCCTGCCGTCTGCGGCAGGAGCTGCAGACTGAGCGCAGGAAGTTCAAGGAACTGCAGGAAGAACTCGACTCCACCAAGGATGCACACGACGCGGCAATCAGCGCGATGTGGAGCGCCCGCAACGAGGTTGATAATCTGGGGCAGGAGAACGGCAAGCTGACCGAGGCGCTGAACACCGAGCGGGAGACCGCAGAGCACTGGAAAGAGGAATTCCTCAAGGAACAGGCTTACAGGCTGAGTGCCGAGGGCCGCATTATGCGTGAGGTGAACAATCTGCTCCGCTATGACGGCACCGCCCACGGGCAGGAGGAATTAAGCGATGAATGAGCAGAAAACCACGCTCACGGCTGACAGGGTGCAAGCCGAGTACGAAAAGGGCGTGCAGTACAACACAGGCCTCGGCCTGTACGAGGACGTCAAGCAGTGCGAGAACTTTGTGGAAGGGAAGCAGTGGGAAGGACTCAAGAGCAAGAACCTGCGTCCGATCACGATGAACGTGCTCGACCCGATCGTGCATTACAAGGTGGCGCAGATCGTCTCGAACGATGTGGATCAGGAGGTTGAGCCGTTCCTTCCGGATGAGCAGGCCGAGTATGCGGCGAAAATCCTTGAGCAGAGCATTGACCGCGTGGTGGAGCGTACCAAGCTGAAAAGTAAGCACCACATGGTCTTGCGTGACGCCTGCGTGGACGGTGACGCGGCGTTGTATTTTTACTTTGACGCAAGCAAGCAGTCCGGTTTAGGCGGGGTGCAGGGCGAAATCTGCGCCGAACAGGTAATGAACACGAATATTCTGTTCGGAAATCCTTCTAATGCGAACGTGCAGGAGCAGCCGTACCTTATCATTGTGCGCCGCAGACCGGTATCCGAAATCCGCAAGGACGCAAAACGGCTCGGCTGCAAGGAATGGGAGACCATTGAGGGCGAGTCCGACGGCCTGTACAAGGGTGATGACGAGCAGAATAACAGCGACAGCCTCGGCAATGAGCTTGTGCGGTTCTGGAAAAGCGAGGACGGCAGGGTACATTTCTGCCGCTCCTGCGGGCGCGTACTCATCGAACAGGACGTGGCGACGGAAATGACACTCTATCCCGTCGCGTACATGAGCTGGAAGCCGCGGAAGAACTGCTATCACGGCGTGATGGAGATCAAACCGCTCATCAACACGCAGATTGAGATCAACAAGCAGTGGACGGCGCTTGCGCTCATGCTGCGGAATAATGCTATACCAAAATTGGTATACAACCGCAATAAGTTCCCCAAGGGCTGGGACCCGGATGCGACTTCCATCGGCGTCACCGGAGATGTGAAGGACGCGCTGACCGGCGTTGCGGGCTCGATGCCCATTCCCACCGAGGCAACCGGTATTACGTCCAGCATGACGGACGCACTGAAAAATGTTGCCGGTGCGAATGATGCCGCGCTCGGCAACGTAAAGAATCCGGAGAACAGCAGTGCAATCGTAGCGGTACAGACCGCGAACGCCGCGCCGCTGGCGCTGACCAAGATCGCATATTACCAGTTTGTCGAGGACTACGAGCGGGTGCTGATCGACATGATGCATGCCTATTACGGTATGCGTCAGGTCAAGATCACTGACGAGATGACAGGCGAGACCGGCGAGACGCAGGAACAGACGCTTGTGGAGATGTATGACTTTTCAACGCTGCCGGTGGAGGCGCTGGATCTCAATATTCACATTGGTGAGGCAAGCTACTGGTCGAGGATTCTGCAGGTATCTACGCTTAACAATCTGCAGACGGCAGGCGTTATGCCGAATATGGTTGAGTTCCTTTCTCGTATGCCGGAAGGCAGCGTAAAGGATCAGGAAGGACTGGTCGAGGCTGCAAAGAGAGTGCAGCAGCAGGCCAGCATGCAGCAGGCATTACAGGGAGGTTTAACGAATGGATAACACGAATGAGAGCAAGGCGGAACGCTTTGTAAGACTGGCAGAGCCGCGCGTTTCCCGCGCGTGCAAGGCAATTAGCCTGATCGGCAACTTCGCAACCGGCGACTACGAGTACACCGAACAGCAGGTAGACGCGATGTTCGGCGCGATGCAGGAGGCGCTGAACACTGCGAAGGCGAAGTTCCGCAAGGGGAAAGAGCTTAAATTCAGATTTTGAGGTGAGACGGTATGGATAACAAGAAGTTCATGCAGATTGCGGTTGAAGCCGTAGTTGACTATTTCAACGCGCACGTTGACGCGACCGACAAGAAGAAAATCACTGAGGACGATGTTTTTATCGTCTGGATGTGCAAGACACTTGGCAATAACAAGGCTATGCTGTCCACCACTGTTTCTGATGGCATGTACTACGAATTTACCTGGAATGGTGCGAAGAACGAGGGCTACCTCGATGCGTACAAGAAGTGGGAGAATGTAGTCGTGACGGCCGACTGATAATTCGTTCCGGCGTTCGGACGGGCGGGAGCTGACCTCACCTGCCCCATTGATTCCCCTTATTTCTTTCTGATGGCGGGCACCCAGTATCGGGCTGGGCGTCCGTCCGAGCGCCGGAATACAACTGAGTCCGAGACTGTGACGGGCAGTAATGCCCGACGACCGAGCCTGCTTTACCCAGGGAACGGCCATACCTATTTTCTCCTTTCTATTGTATGGCGGCGGCAAGGTTTCTGAGTTCATTTTTTCCTTGCCTGCCCGTCAGAGTCTCGGACACGATCTCTTTTCCTGCACTGCGGCGGTCGAGGGCGTTTTTGCCATATCACCCTCGTCCGGGTTCACCTCTTTTGATGTAGCGTTATGGAAAACGGGTGGGTGCACTGCTTACGGAACGGCGGTGCGTCCGCCGGAGTGCAGGAGTAGCAAATTGAGAATTGAAAATGGATAATGGAGAATTATCCAACACTTACACCACGGCAACAAGCGAGAGCTTTTGCATATAGGAGGATTGTCTAAATGGATTGGAAAACCAGCAATCACATGGACGGAAGCGAGATCCGTGACAGTATCGGTTTACAGTATTTTGCCGAGGACGGCAATACATCCGACACCGGCGCGGACATGGACGGCTTTGACGAGAGCGAATTTCTCGCCGCCCTCGAAGGCAGTGACGCGGAAGACCAGCGCGGCACGAACGAGGGAAACGAGGAAAACGTGCAGGATGGTGCGGAAGACCAGCGCGCCGAAGAGCAGCCCGAGGAGCCGGAGAATCAGCCGTCGGAGGACGGCGAAGCACCGCCGGAAACGGCAGAACAGCCAGTACAGACCGTGCCGCTTGTCTACAACGGACAGCAGATTCTGCTGCCGGCAGACGCAGTGCAGGCCCTGACCGGTGCGCTCGGTGCGAACCCGGTCGAACTGCTCCAGAAGGGCATGAATTATGACCGCAAGGCCGAGCGGGAAATGCGTGTTCTGGACCAGTATGCGCAGGCCGCCGGCATGAACCGGCAGCAGTACCTCGAACAGCTCGAGGGAGCACGCAATGAGCAGCTTCTCTCGGCTGAGATCGAACAGTGCCGCACGGAGTTTCCGGAAACGCCGGACGCGGCGCTCAAAGCAATTGCCGAGGGCCGCATGGCTTCCCGGCGTGCAGCCGCGGCACAGGCCGCCGAACAGCAGCGCGCACAGCTTGACGCCATGCAGCAGAGAATTGATCAGACCGTTGCACAGGCACGGCAGGCGGCCAATGAAAAGGCCTGGGACGAATACGAGACAATCGCAGGCGTTCACAAGCCGGAGGATATTCCGCCGCGCGTGATGGAACTCGTGAACAGCGAGGGCATGACTCCCGTCGCCGCGCACTGGCGCTATCAGGCTGAACAGAATCAGCAGGCGGTCAGGATCGCAGAGAAGAATCAGACAAACAGACAGACAAGCCCCGGAAGTGTGGCAGGAAACGGAAACGACACGAGCGATCCGTTCCTTGAGGGCTTCCTTGGGCTGTAAAAGGAGTGACATAATCAATGGCAATCAATCTTACTACCAAATATTCCGCGCAGATCGAGAAGGCATACACCCATGACAGCTACCTGAAAAGCCATTGCAAGGCAAACGTGGAGATGATCGGCGCAAAGTCCTGCCGCGTTTACATGCTCAATACCGTTCCGGTTGTGGACTACACCCGCAGCGGCACCAGCCGTTATGGCGAGGCGAAGGACGTACAGGACACCGTTGTTGAGTACACCATGACGCAGGACAAGAGCTTCAACGGCGTTGTGGACAAGGGCGATGCCTCCGAGCAGGCAATTTCCAACAAGAGCGGCCAGTGGCTGCGTCAGCAGATCGCAGAGCGCTGCGTGCCGACCGGTGACAAGTACGGTTTCTCCCAGCTTGCCAAGTACGGCCACATTTCCGGCGTTGCCGCAGAGCCGGCAAAGGACACCATCGTTACCATGGCATACGATGCGGCTACCTACATGGATGAGAAGCTCGTGCCGGAGAACGGCCGCGTGCTGTTCGTCCGCGCGAAGGACTATCCCAAGATCATCCTGTCCGACGAGTGGAAGGGCCTGGACAATCTGGCAGGCAAGCAGCTGCCGACCGGCACGGTTGGCCAGATTGCGGGCTTTACCGTGGTCAAGGTTCCATCCAACATGTTCCCGACCGATGTTTACATGATCGCTATGCAGGAGAGCGCAGCGGCGTTCCCGTACCGCATTAACGATACCAAGGTACACCAGGACCCGCCCGGCATTTCCGGTGCGCTGATCGAAGGCCGCCAGACCTACGACCTGTTCGTACTGGCAAGCAAGGCCGACGCGGTTGTTATCATCGGCAAGACCGCAAGCAAGCAGGCGTGCACCGTGACTATTGCCTCGCACAGCGCGACCGTTACGGCGGCAGGCGCGGACGAAATCTGGTACACGCTGGACGGCTCGGATCCGCGCTTCTCGGCAAACCGCAAGACGGTTGCCACCGGCGGCACGGTTGCCACCAAGGAGGGCGAGACCATCAAGGTCGTTGCGTTCGGCAAGGGCGGCAAGCTGACCTCGGATGTGGCGGAGGCTACGGATAAGTAAAGACCCAGGAGGGCGGGCGGCTGCCCGCCCTCTGTTTGTTAGGAGGTGAGAGCGTGGCGACGACTATTAAACGCATTTACACGCTGGCACTGGCGAAAATTATTGAAGCGCCCGGAACGGACGTTGACTTTGACAGCTACTCGCCGACACTGCTTGACAGCCTGCTTGTGGAGGCGATGCCGTACGAGAACGCCATCCGCGCACAGCGCGGTGACGCGGAACTGACAAGCACGCCGGAAGTCACGGCGATTGACAGCACGGCGCTCGACTGGGACGACCGGATCACGCGCGTGGCGCTGCCGTGGGGACTTGCTGCGGCGCTGCTGTTCGACGATGAGAACCGCAAGGCGGAAAGCGTGATGTTCCGGAATGAGTTTGTTTCGGCGCTCGAGGACGCTGCACCTGCTGTGCCGGATTACGGGGAGGAGTAAGACATGCCGCGTAAGGTTACGGTGCCGGATTTCACGGAATCCGAGGAAGGCACCAAGCATTATAAGCGCTTTAAGGGTTTGGACTACTCCACGGATGAGACCCAGATCGACGATGGACGCTCGCCGCGTGCGGTGAACGTGATCGCAGACGAGGGCGGTTTCCCGGAACGGCGCTATGGATGGCGCACGCTGCTGCGGTTTGCGGATGCGGACGGCAAGGCTGTTCCTGTCGCCGGTATTTTTCCCTATGAGAACGACAATGACGACGAAAACCTGACGCTCATCGTCCATGCGGGGAGCAAGCTGTATGCCGTAAAGCTCGATGCTGACTACAAGGAAGTAAAGGACAGCCGCAAGGAGCTGCTGGACAAGCTGAACAGCGGCGGCCGCAGCCAGGGCTTTTACATGCACGGCAAGCTGTTCATCCTGACCGGCGAGCACTACGTTGTTTATGACGGCAAAACCGCCGTACATGCGACAGACGATAACGCCTACTGTCCGCTGACCAGCTACCAGCGCAAGGCGGCAGGCGGCGGCGAGACCTACGAAAACGTTAATATGCTGTGCAAGTGGCGCAAGAACCGCTTTATCGGAGACGGCACAAGCACGACCTATCAGCTGGACGTGACCGGCATTGACAAGGACTGCACGCCGACGGCGGCCTATCTAAACGGCAGTGCAATTACTGTGAAAAGCTACGATGCGGAGAAGGGCACGGTAACGTTTGAGGCAGCACCGAGCGCACCGGAGAACGCCGGTATCTCCAATTTTGAGGTGAAGTTTGCCAAGACCACCGAGGACAGGAAGAAGATCCTCGGCTGCACCATCTTCGCCATTTACGGCATGGACGGCAGCAGCAACCGCGTTTTTGTTTCCGGCAACAGGGAGCACGCGGCGATGGAATGGTTTTCCGGCCTGTCTGACCCAACATATTTCCCGGATATTAATTATTCGGTAGTCGGCAGCTCAGACTTTCCGATTATGTGCTATCTCAAGGCACAGGGTGAGCTGCTGCTCATCAAGAAGGACAACCGGCAGGAGGGCACGATCTGGCACCACTCGGGAGCAATGCTGAACAATGTGGCAACCTTTCCGCTGAAAGAGGGCGTGCCGGGTTACGGCGCGATTGCCAAGTATTCCTCGGCGAATTTGAATGACGATCCGCTGTATCTCTCGCCGCGTGGCGTATATGCCCCGACCACGACCTACTACAACAACATGCAGGTGCGGCAGTTATTCTGCCGAAGCCGCCGCGTCAATCCGAAGCTGTGCAAGGAGCGCAGACTGGCGGACGCTGTAGCCGCCTGCTGGCGCGGCTGGTATGTGCTTGTGATAGACGGCTGCGCGTATGTGGCAGACGGCAATCAGGACAAAAGCGACAACGGCTATGAATGGTACTTCTGGACGAACGTGCCCGCAAAGGTGCTCTGTTCACACGAACAGGCGCTGTATTTCGGCACTGAGGACGGCAGAGTTTGCCGGTTTAATGACGATCTTGTAGACGAGAACAATGATATTATGATGAACGCGTTCTCGGACGACGGCGCGGCCATTCACACCGAGTGGGCTACCAAGCTCGACACGATGAACACGCCGATGATTCTGAAAACAATGCCCAAGCGCGGCAGCGGCGTACACTTGAAGGCGTACACGCGCAGTGCGGTTGAGATTTGGGTAAGACTCGAAACCGACTACGGAACGCTCATGAAGCGCGTGACAGCGGATCGGCTGAATTTTCATTATATCAGCTTTGAACGGTTTCCGTTCGGAACGGTGGTTAACTCCATTATCCCGTTTCTTTTCAAACGAAAGGGCTGGAAGGCGATTCAGGTCATTCTGCAGTCCGACAC